ATGACGCTTCAACAGCAGTTGGAGATACAACAATTACAGTAGATGATGGTACAGCATTAAACGTAGGTGATATTATAAACTTTGGAGAAGCGGGTGGATACGAATACAGAATTACTGCAATTGCAACAAATGATGTAACATTCGTAAGACATCCTTCAGGTACAGGCGGTTTACGTACTGCTGTAGCTGATTCTTCAACAATAAGAAGAAGATGGAGATACTATGATCTAGTATCAAGTGCTCCAGGAACATCAGCATACACTTCAGCAAGAGGTGGTTCAGCTGATGAAATTCACGTTGTAGTGGTCGATGAAGACGGTGGTATCACAGGTACTGCTGGGGAAGTATTAGAAGTATATGACTCAGTATCAGTAGCAAGTGACGCTAAAACACCACAAGGTGATTCAAATTATTATAAAGATGTTATCTACAATAAATCTCAATACATTTACTGGACTGACCACGAGTCAACTGGTAAAGCTGGTAATTGGGGTACAGTAGCTTTAAATAAAACATTCACTTCAGTAACAGCTCTTAATAACGCAAGTTTAAGTGGTGGTGCTGACGGTTCAGCAGCTTCGATTGCACAATTGAAAACTGCGTATGAATTATACGAAGACGCTGATACGGTTGATGTAAACCTTATCATTGCTGGTAAAGGCGACGCTACTCACATAGATAACTTAATTACAATTGCTGAAAATAGAAAAGACGCAATTATCTTTGCTTCACCAGAAAGATCAGACGTAGTTGGTGTTACAAGTTCAACAACTCAAACATCTAACGTTAAGTCTTTCTTTAATGGTATTAGATCATCTTCATATGTTGTATTTGATAGTGGTTACAAATATACTTACGACAAATATAATGATGTGTTTAGATTTGTACCTTTAAATGGTGACATTGCTGGTTTGGCTGCAAGAACAGACTTAATCGCAGACTCTTGGTTCTCACCTGCTGGTTTCAACAGAGGAGTAATTAGAGGTGCTGTTAAGTTAGCATACAATCCATCAAAATCACAAAGAGATGAGTTATACAGAGCTAGAATAAATCCAGTGGTAACTTTACCTGGTCAAGGAACAATATTGTTCGGAGACAAAACTGGTTTATCTACTCCTAGTGCGTTTGACAGAATAAACGTTAGAAGATTGTTTATCACTTTAGAAAAAGCAATCTCTACAGCTTCTAAATTTCAACTATTTGAATTTAATGACGAGTTTACAAGAGCTCAATTTAGAAACATAGTTGAACCATTCCTAAGAGATGTACAAGGTAGAAGAGGTGTTACAGACTTTTTAGTAGTTTGTGATACATCAAATAATACTGCTGATGTCATTGATAGAAATGAGTTTAGAGCTGATATATTTGTTAAACCAAATAGATCAATTAACTTTATACAATTACAATTCGTTGCTACACGAACAGGTGTTGCATTTGAAGAAGTGGTAGGAGGATAATCATATGCCAAATATTAACGACTTTAAAGCTAAATTAAGAGGCGGCGGAGCACGTGCCAATCAATTTAGAGTAACAATGCCTTTTCCTGGATATGCTGCTATAGGTGGAGAGACTGAAACTATGTCTTTCTTAACTACATCAACATCTCTACCAGGAATGACAGTAGCGGAAGTTGCTATTCCATTTAGAGGAAGAGAGTTATACGTTGCAGGTGATAGAAGCTTTGCGACTTGGACTACTACAATACTAAATGATACTAACTTCTTAATTCGTAACGCATACGAAAGATGGTTAAATGGTATCAACAATATGTCTGATAACGAAGGTTTAGTCAATCCAGTTGACTACCAAGTTGACGCATTTGTTGACCAATTAGACCGAAATGGTAATGTGATTAAATCATATACGTTTAGAGGATTGTTTCCAACAACTTTAGACGACATTGCGTTATCTTATGGGGATAATAATACAGTAGAATCTTTTACTGCTACTCATAGATACCAATACTTTGAAACAAATACTACTACTTAATATCATTATAAGTATTAATAGTAATAGGAGAAATTAAATTATGGCTGAACTGTTTGGGTTTAAGATAGAGCGTTTAAAAACGCCTACAACCGATCCAAGACAAAATATAGTTCCACCTCAAGCGGATGACGGTACACAAACCGTCCCCGCTGGTGGGTTTTTTGCGTCTTATGGTGGGTTTGATGTTGCTGCTCGTAACGAATTAGATTTAATAAGAAGATATAGAGAAGTTGCTTTACATCCTGAGTGCGACCTTGCAATCGAGGATATAGTATCAGAAGCAATTGTATCAAACGAAAATCAACAATCTGTACAATTAGATTTAAGTAAGATTGAGTATAGTGATTCAATTAAGAAAAAAATAAGAGAGTCTTTTGCTGAAGTATTAAAGTTATTAAACTTTGATATAAAAGGCCATGACATTTTTAGAAGATGGTATGTAGATGGTAGATTATACTATCATAAAATTATTGACAAAGACTCACCAAGACTAGGAATTACTGAAGTAAGATATATTGATCCTAGAAAAATTAAAAAAATAAGAGAAATACGAAA